CGCAGAATCAGGGTCTCCAGGTTCCGATAGAATTCAGGAGGCAGGACCGGAGGGGTGATATACTCCGGCTTGTTGCCCGTGTACTTGATGATAGTACCAATGTTGTTATTGAACGACTCAACAGGAATCTGGCTACCATTCTGCACCAGGATCTTGAATGATCCAGAGAGGTGGTAGGATCGCTGCTGAACGGCCAAGAGCTTATTGATCTCGAGCTGTGTGGACTTCAACTGCTCAGCGAGAGACTGGCTCCAGTACCCGGAGAACGGCTGCGTCCAGCTTATCTTGCTGAACGGGAACCGACTCTCGGTCCACTCAGAGTACCCAAGGAGGCAGTCAGGAACGGCCAGAAGATGCCTTCCGTCCTTCTTGTCTTCCGTGTGACCGATCTTCCACGCTTCAAGCACCTCGATCTGGTCGGTCGCCGGGGAAGTGGAGTGTAGACGCACGTTGAATAGCTGCTGGCTCTGAGCGATCTGATCCTTCTTGTCAGGGAAAAGATCCATCAAGGCCTGGCGGCTAACAAGCTTGATGCGGTACATGTGAGTCGGAGCCGCACCGCTGACACATTCCATCTCATCTACGAAGATCTCGTAGGGAATGACGCGCTCTAGCTTTACCCGATCATTTTCCGAAAAGATATGGACAAAACCGTCTCCATAAACCAGGGCATCACGCACCACGCTTCGAGCAATCGTATATATGTCGTTCTCTTGAAAGATTCCGTCTGCGAAATAACCGAGCTTCTTAGCCGTCTTAACCGCACGGAACCCTCCAGCATTGGTCAGAAAGCGCGCACGTGGTCTGAGCTTAGCTAGTTTAGAGATGAGAGTATCGATATTCGACTGGACGGCGTTGAACGTTAACCGGTCAGGGAGAACGGTTGCCGTGTTCCAGTTCGAATTATAAGTGCGAGAGATATTGGCGATGTAATCAGGAATCCCGTATAGGCGGGATTCAATACGATAACGGGCAATACGCGACTGTACGTCCTTCTCCAGGAGCACGGTCATCTGCTTAACCGCGTCTAGGACGTCGTACGGCTCCGTGTAGTACCACCACTGGGTCGCAGGCGTCCAGTTATCCGTACTGGATGAGTTCACTTGGATCTTTTTCGTGGTATTTACAGCCTTCTGATCATTCTTCACGAAGTCTTTTGACGAGGCCATAGCTTATTCTCCAGTACGGCGACTGCCGTTCCGTATGCGGATGATGGTATTTCGGTGAACGCCGTACTGGCGAGCCAGTTCCGTTGATGGTTGCTGACTTAGCTTTATGGATCGTACCTGATCTGCTAATAACTTCATCATGGGATTGGATTCTCCAATCCCCTTGTGTGCTCGGCCCTTTTGCTTCATATCGTTTGCGTTATCACGGGGCGATCCCAACCATAAATGAGCTGGACGAAAGCATTTCCTGTTGTCACATGAGTGGCAAACTAACATTTTTTCAGGAATCGCACCAATCCAAAGCTCATAACTTAGTCTGTGAGTCTGATACTCAATGCGGTTGCATTTAATTCTTCCATATCCATGAGTGTTTGTAAGACCTGTAAATTCATAGCAGTCACCCTTTGGACCGCCCAATCGGAAAGACTCGAGTAGTTTATTCTTCAATTTTTGCATTAACATCCTCCTTCTTACACCCTAATAAGCACTCACCCGCTTCGTTGGCTTCCCATATTGCATGACCACAGTCAAGCTTTATGGTCTCGTCCTCAAAATTGGTAGGATCTGGAATTACTTCGGGTTGAGGCTGATCCGCGAGAGATATCGAGTGGGCTCCAAAGGCCATCGCCATGATCCCACGACTGCGCATAAACGCAATGATCTCATCTACTTCGAGATTTACCACGTCTGAAAGCTTCATACATGACTCCGATTTCGGTTGTGGCGGATGTGTCGGACATGCGATTTTGAGACGCCGAATCGTTCTGCCAATGTCTGATGAGTGTCTTGACTTGCTCGAATAAGTTCCACGTCTTGGTCAGTAAGCTTCATTCTGGATGGGGATCTATTAAGGCGCTTCTTTGAAACCGCATCTTGGGCGTTATCTTTTGCGCTTCCGACAAATAAATGAGACGGACGATAGCAAGCTCTATTGTCGCAAGTATGGCAAACGAACATACCCTCAGGAATTTCCTCACGCCAAAAGCCGTAACTTAACCTATGAATGTTCACCTTTTTGCCATTTAATGATGTTCGGCCATATCCTGTCGGACCTAATCCATATTTCCACACGTAGCAGTCCCCCTTGGGGCCACCCAATTGAAAACCATCGAGGAGGAGACCTCGAATCGAGTCTACGGTAGCTTTATGACCGGTAGGCATTAATAGTCCCCATCGAAGATGTGTTCGGATCCCCAGACGGAATCTTCTCTATCTTGACGCTGGCGATTAAAAATCTGGTTAAGTTCGTGCATTTCTTTCTCTAGATCCGTTTTAAAGAATTGATCTGGCGTTGGTTTAGTCGAAGCATAGTGGTAGCAAAACCGATAAGCATAAAGCGCAGCATCGGCAGCATCCGGGTGGTAGCTAGAATCTTCCTTATATACACCTTTCTCAAGTCCTATCCTATTCCAAATCGCTTTATCATACTCTTCTATTAGTGCTTGACATTTTGATGGATCAATTTTTATCTTGCCGGATATGAAGTCTGAATTCATTATGCGTATGAATGAAATCTTGTCGTGTTTTTCCGCAGCTTGTAGTGGCAATTGCTGGTGTCTAACCATTTCCTCTACAGCTTGTTTATTAGCTCCATCAACGACAAAGTGATTGATGGGGTAGTTGGCCATCCACTCCCGAATCTTATCGGCGGTGTCTGAAATAGTGAGACCGCGCCATTTCGCGGCCTGCATGATATAGACGTTTGGATCGTTCTCGTGATAAGCCATCAACACGAGCGCCGTCGCATCGTCAAAGCCGAGATCGATACCTAGCGCATACTGCCATTGTTTCCATCCATAATCTTTTAAGACGCCGTCCCAATCATTCCTTTCGGGCTTATACTTATATATCTTATTGTTATCTTCGATAACCCATTGACCTAAATAATGTTGCTTAAACCAAGCTTGCTCTTCCACAAACGGATCCGACTTTTTAAGCTCTCGTATCGTTTCTGCCCATTGATCTGACATATATGGATTGTCGAAAGTGCTCCACGAATAAATTCTCCAACCATCTCGATAGCTCCTTGCTGGTGGCGACACCGTAGTATTTTTTGAAAGTTCGAAGAACAGACTGGTTTTATTGTTATCAGGCGTACCGCACATCACTATGGTCCCGCCCAGATCTGACATTGCGGGCATGAGGACTTTGTAAATCAATTCCTTTAGATTCGTTTTAAATGAAGCTGCCTCATCTATTACAGCAAGAGCGTACTTTTTTCCGAGGAGCTTATCTCTTTCCGCCTCAGAATCATCCACGCCCACCACATAGATAACAGATCCATTCTCAAAAGTAATCGTCAGCTCAGTTTCATTAAATCTGCATACTATTCCGTATTTGCGCACTATCTCCTTTAAAATATCGTTCCACACCAAGCGCTTTGACTGATCGCGTGTTAAGCCGATATATACGGAAGACGTCTTCGGGCGCTCAAGAGCGGTTTTAATGAGGTAAGTGCCACATGTATAGCTCTTGGCTGAACGACGTGTACAGAAAAGTACCTTGAGCTTATTCGTATCTTGAATGAACTGGCGCTGGAGATCGAAGGTATCTTGGAGGACGTCCGGGATGACACGACTCATGAGAATGGCTTTGACTTCAGCCCTCTCCTGCCTCGTCATCTTCTGCCAAGCGGCAGTTAATTCGACGTCGTCGTTTAAATTCATCCCTTCTGATCCTCCACAATCGGACCAGAACGTGCAGCGGCCGACTCGAAGATCTCCTTGAGCCGGGCGTTACGGGTTTCGGTTGTTATGAAGTGGACTTGAGGCGCTTCCTTAACGAGATTCGTCATGCGTCCGAGGATCTCGATCGCCTTCAGCTTCCCGTTGAACTTGACTTTGACCTTCCCGTCCTCTATCTCGAGCTCCGTGATGGC